AACTTGCCCATTCTTCAGTCAATTATGGAGGTGTCACCCTAAGTCTTGGTGGATCGGATACGACTCCAGCATTTGACTTAAGTGATGCTACTAACTATCCTACTTCATCTCTATCAGGAACCATTACCAATGCTCAACTTGCTGGTTCTATTGCGAATGCTAAGTTATCCAACTCTACAGTTTCTTATGGTGGAGTAGAACTAGCATTAGGTGCTTCTGATTCTACTCCAGCATTTGATTTACAAGATGCTACAAGTTATCCTTATGGTTCATTAACTGGAATCCAAACTCATATTGTAGGAGATACAACTCCTCAATTGGGTGGTAATCTAGATTTTAACTCCAAGTATATTACAGGAACTGGTGGAATTAATCTTAGTGGTGTAGCTACTGCAACCACATTTAAGGGTAATTTGACTGGTGATGTAACTGGTGATGTAACTGGTGATTTGACGGGAGATGTAACTGGAGATGTTACTGGTGATTTAACAGGTAGTGTTGATACTGGTCAATCTGTTATTAGTGGTGTAACTGCAACTAAGACTTCTACTTCTATCGCATCTATTGATACATTTAGTGCTTCTACTTATAGATCTGCTAATTATCAAATACAAGTGGTTCGAGGTACAAATTATAACATGACTACTATAAATATTATTCATGACGGAACCAATACTTATATGACTGAATTTGGTTCTATTACTCAACCAGTAGGAATAGCAACCTTTGGTTCAGATATTAGTAGTGGTAATGTAAGAATATTGGCAACTCCAACCACTTCTGATTCGACTGTATTTAAAATAGTAAGAACTTTAACTAAGGTTTAAAATGAAGTCATTTAATCAATTTATTAAAGAAATTAGGGCACCAGGAGAAGAAGAGTGTCCTGATGGAATGAGATTTGATAAGAAATTAAAAATCTGTGTTCCTATAAAAGGAAAATCTAGTTATGGTGGACGTTGGATGGGACATGGATACAGACCTCATCAGAATGGTAATGGCAATGGTAACGGAAATGGAAACGGTAATGGTAATGGGTCCAGTAACGGTAACGGAGGTGGTAATGGTAATGGTGGCGGTAATGGTTCTGGCGGTGGCAACGGTGGCGGTGGAAATGGTGGTTGATAAATAAGTTTTTAATTACATTATGACCTTATGGAAAAAGAAACTATTAAATTCATAATTAGTCAAGATGGTACTGTGACTGAAGAAGTCATTGGTGTCAAAGGCACTCAATGTTTAGACCTAACCGAAAGGATAGAGAATAAATTGGGATCGGTTTCGTGGAGAAAAGAAACTCCTGAATATTATCAACAAAATACACAAGAAGAAAATGTCACACTTCAGCACAATCAAGACCAAAATTAAAAATAAACCTGAACTGATAGAGGCATTAGAACTTCTACAGTATAATGTAGAAGTGGATGTTAAATTAGAAAATCCTATTGATCATACACATAAACAATGGCAAGTTGATGTAGCAGTCAATAATGAAATTGGATTTAGATGGAATGGAAGTGAATATGAATTAGTTGCTGACTTACAGACTTGGCAACAACCAATTCCTCCAAAAAGATTCATTGAGAAAGTTACTCAACAGTATGCTCGAATGACTCTACACAATACAATTAAGGAAGAAGGATTTCAGGTAGAAGAGGAATGGGAAATGGATGATAATAGTATAGAATTAGTGGTGACACGTTGGAATTCCTAAATATAAGTGTGATACAGTCTAAATTTAATGCTTTTTAAAGAAGGATACTTAAATCTTCCACTCAAATTGGAAATCCCAGTTACTCCTGCGGAGTTTAAATTGGGTTTAATGTTCAGGGAAAGTCTGGACGAAGATTGTGGAATGCTTTTTGTTTTCAGTGAAAGCAGTGAAAAATCTTTTCATATGAATCACACCCATATTCCTCTTGACATTGCTTTTATTAATGCAAGTGGAATTATTGAAAGTATTAAAGAATTAAAACCACTTAACCCAGTTCCTGTTTATTCTGATGCAGATGTACTTTATGCGTTAGAAGTAAATCGTGGATGGTTTACAGAAAACAATGTAAATGTTGGTGATCAAATTCTAAATACCCTTTCAGAAGATGTTGAGGTTCTTGATGCTAATGGCAATCTATACGCAAGTGTTATTGACATCATTAAACCAGAACCAATGAAGGTTCCTAAATCAAACATTTATTATGAAGACCCATTGGAAGAAGCAACAAGACTTCCAGGGTATAATAAAGTAGGTAACATAATCCATGTCTATTTGGCTTGGAGAGGAAAGAATTACATGCTTCAGATGTTCTTCCCCCATGTCAAAACCCCATCACGCAGAGAAGTACAGGATCAAGTGAGAAAAGTGTATCCTGGTGCTAAACTCTGGAACTACCAAGTTTCTAACCATGACCCAGGAGAACCACTCCTCCAGGCAGGAGGACGATAGTAAACAAATAGAAGAATTAAAAAAGAAAGCAGAGAATTTACAAAGAATATTAGACCTAACAAGACAAACCTTAGATCATGACAGAAAATTTATGTTAAATAATAAAGATAAACATTTATTCGGTGAAATGATGTAATTATGACTGATGACATTTATCTTGGTAATCCCAATCTAAAAAGAGCGAATACTCAGATTGAGTTTACACAAGAACAAATAATGGAGTTTTTGCGATGTAAAGCAAATCCAGTTTACTTTGCAAGACAACATGTTAAAATTGTCACTCTAGATGAAGGTCTAAAAGGTTTCGAACCTTATGATTTCCAAGAAGGTTTAATTAATAATTTCCATCAAAATAGATTTAACATTTGTAAGATGCCACGACAGACTGGTAAATCTACAACTGTTATATCATACTTATTGCATTATCTACTTTTTAATGATAGTGTAAATATTGGTATTCTTGCTAACAAGGCAGCAACTGCTAGAGAATTATTAGGTCGTTTACAAACGGCATATGAAAATGTTCCTAAGTGGATGCAACAAGGTGTCTTGTCATGGAATAGAGGTTCATTAGAGTTAGAAAATGGTTCCAAAATCTTGGCTGCTTCGACATCTGCCAGTGCTGTTCGAGGAATGTCATTCAATATATTGTTCTTGGATGAGTTTGCATTCGTTCCAAATCATATTGCTGATTCGTTTTTTGCCTCTGTTTATCCTACTATTACTAGTGGTAAAAGTACTAAAGTCATTATCGTCTCGACCCCCCACGGAATGAATCACTTCTACCGCATGTGGCATGATGCGGAAAGAGGTAAGAATGAATATGTACATACTGATGTTCATTGGTCAGAAGTTCCTGGTAGGGATGATAAATGGAAATCGCAAACAATAGCAAACACATCTGCTGAACAGTTTAAAGTTGAGTTTGAGTGTGAGTTCTTAGGATCTGTTGATACTTTAATTGCACCATCTAAACTTAGAACTTTAGTATATGAAGATCCAAAGACTCGAAGTGCTGGTCTAGATGTTTATGAAGACCCACAAGAAAAACATGATTATGTAATGACAGTAGACGTTGCTAGAGGAGTAGTAAAAGATTATTCTGCTTTTGTAGTGACTGATATCACAAGTTTCCCTCATAAGGTTGTTGCTAAGTATAGAAATAATGAAATAAAACCAATGCTATTCCCTAATGTTATTCATCAGGTAGCAACAAAATATAATAATGCTTTTATTTTATGTGAAGTAAATGATGTAGGAGATCAAGTAGCATCTATTTTAAATTATGATTTAGAGTATGAAAATGTATTGATGTGTTCTATGAGAGGAAGAGCAGGTCAAATTGTAGGACAAGGTTTTTCTGGTAAGAAGACACAACTTGGAGTTAAGATGTCTAAGACAGTTAAAAAGGTTGGTGCTCTTAATTTAAAAACATTGATAGAATCAGATAAACTTATGTTTAATGATTATGATATAATGAGTGAACTTACTACATTCATTCAGAAAAGTAATTCATTTGAGGCAGAAGAAGGATGTAATGATGACCTTGCTATGTGTTTAGTCATATATGCGTGGTTAGTAGCACAGGATTACTTTAAAGAATTAACAGATCAGGACGTAAGAAAAAGATTATACGAAGAACAAAAG